CGATTTTATTCCTTGCAGGGCTTACCGCCCTTAGAGGGTAAAATTCTTAATAAAGGAGCGTGCTGGCCTAACATAACGACCAGCATGAAGTAGCTCCTTTAGCTACTACGTAACCGCCATTGACACGGCGTCGGTGATAATGAACTGGCTCGCGTTTATTAGCAATCGGCTTTTTTAGCCAAACTGCATAGCGCAAGTCATCGCAATTGTCGGTTTTGTCTTTATAGACATAGCGACAGTAGCGGAACGTTATCAATCCATGGATATCGCGCTGCACTTGCGAGAAGACAATATCATAATGTCTCCTCCATCGCACGAGGTCTCCAGAGATTTTCGCACCGGCGTCATCAGGATAGTGATCAGGCACAACTTTAAGCCTTATATCATTTTTCCTGAACAAGCCGAAAATGTAGTCAAAAACAGAGCTGTAATATATATAATTGCGCTCACCGAAGTACGAAATGTACTTCTTTACGAGTGAGTTCAACACAATATATAGCCACGGTTCTAAACTTGACTTTCGGTTAGATGACGGCGCCCGCAGGTTATACGGGCGAACGTTACAGCCCCGGAGGTAATCACCCCCACAGGACTCTCTGAACCCATCTTGGCCAGTAAAGGTCTTTTCCTGATTTAGGATAAACCCAACCTTCTCCATACAATCTATGAAGAGGGCTGCTGATTCAGATGGAACAATACAGTCATCGCCGAAGACGGACGTGCGGCCAAAATTTGCTTTAATAGGCAAAGTAGTGGTCGTAGGCTCATCCTCAGCAAGTACTGCTTGACTTATTGTCCAGAAAACAAGAGTCTCAAGCGGAAAGGTTACCGCGTTTCCCATCGTACTGAACATAGCCAGGTCGATTTCCGTGTCACCCATAAGGGTGGTTCGGGACCTGACTAATTCAATCGCATAGAACCATTTAGGAGGTAATAACCACTTCAACAATTCTAAAGAGACACAGTCGGAAGCACTTGACCAGTCTATTGTCGCATATCGCGATGTAATAGATGATTCTCGTGCTAACCGCTTGTGTCTTAATGGTAGAGTCTCTACATCCAGACCAACCCGTTTCATACGGTGATACATTAGCGTCATGAGCCCTTGCTGGAAATACATATTTCCGGTTGGTTCGACGCATATCATCCGATTGATGGTATTGGTCTTAGGAACAGTAGTAGCCCGTGAGCTGTTGTGAATCGAGTACATTTCCGATAAAGGAAATTCTTCATTATGTTTTTGAAGTGCCAACCTAAGATTTTTGTCATAGGCCAGGTATCGATCAAACAACGGACGCGCACGATCAGAGATTGAGATGGGGAAGGTAAACTTCCTCTCCAAGGAAGTGTCCATAAAGGGCACTCCAATAGATGATCCGGTGGAGTTTTTACACTCTGCGAACCATTCATCTTCATCAAATGGGGTCAGTACATAGCGCATTAGGCTTTTGGCCCGGTGCATGACGTTTGAGAAAGCGTCACTATGTAAATACGAAACGCGGCTATAACGTGGTTCAATTGGTTTATTAAACCTAGCCATGTGCTCGTTCACCAATAAGAACTTGGTGAAGGTAGCTGCCTCGAGACCCTGATCTTCCTCCTGAGATAAATACTTTTTCAGGAAGGAACTTTTTTGATGTTTTCTGATATATTTATATGCGCTCTCGACGCAACCATAAGGATATGGGGCGTTAAGATCACGGTTAAGTTCGGAGGATAGCTGTTCTGCTATCTTATCCGGGTTAAAGAGCTTTTTTCTCTTAGGTGTAAACCTATTCTTCATTGGAGTTCTCCTATTTTGAAGAAGTTACAGGATAAATAGCGAAGTCAGTGCAACCAGGTATACCATTCGAGAAGACGGGTTATATACACCCACAACTCGATCAGCATATCTAGCCAATCTGGCTCCACTATTAACCCATTGCCTGACTGTCCCAGAACTGATCAAAATCAGCATCAAAGACAATCTGAGCAATGAGTTCACGTAAAGAGTCGCGCTCTGCATCAGTGGTTTCACTGTCTGCAGAAAGTTCGACTCGCACGGTGTTGTAAGTAGTACTTCCGTTTGCCAAGGTTTTAGGCACGCGGATACTCACAATATTCCGAGCTTGCGTGTATCCGGCGGGAGCAGCTGCGCTAACTTTGGGTGCCTTTATAGAAAAGTCAACCATCGTCTGATCCTTGAAGGCAGATCCGTCATCGAGCACCGTATGGTGCTGATCGAGCGTGTCGCCTTTAGAAATCAAGCCAGTTGCTGTACCGCCTGTAACTGAGATAGCAGTACCAATGGCAATGCTACTATTTGAAATAGACATAAAATGTCTCCTATCTTTGTATTGATCTATAAGATACGCTGAGTAATCAACGCAGTAAGATCAAGAATGGATTGTACATCCTTCACTAAATTCGCCGGTCTAACTGGCGGAATAAGATCAGATGCGCTTGGATACCACACGGAACGAATGTAGTCGAACTCTTCGAGCTTAACTACATTTCCGTTAACGGAGTGCGTTAACTCAGGGTGATAAACACCCGTGAGCTGATACTGAGTCTTTCGCAAGACTTTTTCAGTCGTACTCGCAGCTAGAATCCGGAGATTCGAATCAAGTAGATTAATTGAAGCGGATATAACATCAGAGATGTTTACCACTCTATCAATCATAAACGACATTGGAAACAGCTGCCAAGCTGTTTCAGGCGCGTCCTTGAAACGGAGACCATACTTCTTTAGCAAGTCAGGATCATTACGGTGATTCTCATAGAGAATTGTCGCTTTGACCTCTTCCTCAATCGTATGCTGATATGTAGCACTAAATGTGCCGTCAGTTACGAGGTTGGAATCTGAAACACTTCGTTTCAGTCTGGCTCGTGCAGAGTATCTTGGTTTACGTGCAGCCAACTGGGTATTCAAAGCCTCGGCCAGATCAGTAGCTGATCTGACAAGAGGCTTAAACGCCCATTGATAGGTTGCATAGGCGTCGGCAGTTGCTTTCGCAACGTCCTTGCCACGCCGGATCCCACGCTTTTTCGTTTTTTCAAACTTAAGCGCAAGATCCGTCAGACTTTTTATCGGGTTTTTCAAAAACCTGACCGTCTGTCCGATTTCACCAAGGTCTTCCCCAAAGGCATATTCCGTCATGTCCATCTTGGCTATACAAGCCAGCTTGACATCACCGGGAGTCAACGTACGTTCAGGTCCATCTGGAATGAGTGGCGCTGCCAGCCATTCCGAAACGGGGCCTGTATACGTTGTCCAATTGCTTGGATCCACCGTTTTATACGATGAAAATCCGCCTGAGCTAGAACTTCGCTCTGAATGGGTAAGAGTGCATGGATTATTGATAACCTCGCCGGCCTTAATGCGCTGTCTGTACCTAGGTGTCACCACATCAGTGATAACCCTAGATTTTTCAGATTGCACAAAGGGGCCTTGCCATTCGCGTTCCGGTACGTCGTCATCTGTTCTTAGAACAAATGCTTCGACCGGTTCGTCGATTTGGGCTCTGGTTCGGTTTGTCATATCCATGTCTCCTAGCGTTTGTGGTAATATTATATGGCTGCAAATAAGCAGTCCATATTGAGAGCCCCG